GTCTCCCTGGCTCTCACCCCAGACGTCCGGAGACGCCTTTCTCCTCCATCATATTTATCCCATGATGGAGTGGGCTCAATCTGTCACCTCTGTATCTAACAGATCTCTAATTGGGAAATTAGAAATTTGTTAAGACAGTCCAATTCTTCCTGACTCAGCTGTGAGAGTGATGACTCTCACTTAAGAATTCAGGTGTTTTGGATTTGATGCACAGGGTTTGTCAAAACGTCATCCTTTTGTATAAGAACTCGTTCTTTTACAAAGTTATGATGCTCTGTCAAACTTTGAAATCCTCAAACAAAGCTATATGGATCGAATTGGAGGTCTCCTCCGAATCCGTATTCATGAACATTGTTTGATCATCTTAATGAGTCTTTTATCGCATTGATAAAGAACTCCTTTTGATTAAGAATTTCAGACCTGGACCAAGAAGCGGTTAAGCGTCCGCTAGGCGAACTCTTCCTTCAGTAACTGATTAATTGATTATTAGTGATTACATTAGTTTTCATTAATGATCGATTTAGGTTACGGTTAACGTCTGCATTATAATTACAGTAAGTGATGAGTAATCACCACTCAATCCTGTTATTATCGAATGCAAAGGAGGTCACCTGACTCGAGACATCGAGCTCGGCGCCTTCAGGCATATCGAATGATGTTATACCATGTCACTCAAGTTTGACTAATCAGTCAACTCGGGTTTCGTAATATTTCATCATCAAGGCAGCGTTAAGAGAACTTGAAGGATTCTCAAGGATACGCTTTATAGGTAAACCTTTGGTATCACCTCTACTCATGAGATAGTAGTAAAACAAACCTCTGTTTGTCTTTCTAAGATTTCATGGAATAGAGCTCACCTCAACTCCATTGCGAAATATCCTTTTGGCTATTTCACAAGGGTGAGATGATTTTGGTCAAATAGACTCATCTGGTTTTCATTGAAGACCAGTTGATTCTATTACATTTATGTATTCAATGGCCACTTCTTCATTAAAGATGACAATGTCATCTCCAATGATTAAATAGTCACTGAATTTATTAATGTTCCTACGGACACCTGCAATTCTGACCATCACATGGTTTGTTAAAGCCATTGACGGTCAAGAGCTGTAGAGTCCCATAGGCTGACCTACCTGGTAGTTTACATCAATTTTAGAGGCAAACTTAGCTCTAAATGGGAAAGAAACCATTAATTTCTCTCAAAGTGCTGCGAAGATTTTATCATCGAAGTACTCTGAGATTACATTAGTGGTGATTTTAACGGGAAGTCTGTCGGTTGCAGCTGAAAGATCAATAGAAAAGCCTTTTCTATTGGCTTTAAACTGCGACTTGACATTATTAGAAATCTTGTGATGACCATAGGTCATGTCAGAACTCAAAGATTTGAGTGCTTTCATTAACAGATGGTGCACGGGTTTTAAAATAACGTTTGATCAATAATCACCAATTGCGATTATTCGGGTTTTACCCTCATAATC